ATTATAATTTGTATCTGTAAAATGCAATATCACACTTAATTTCTTTAGGCAAGAAGAGAGAATATAATTCAATCTTTTCTCCAAAAAATCAATATATATTATCTATCTATTACGTAGACAAAGATAATTAGAAAAAAAGAAAATGTCTTAACATGTCACACGCTTTAATCAGAAATTATGTTAAATTATTACTTGAAAGAAATTATGTTAAAGGTAGCACTTTTACGTATAAAGACAAAGAATATAACGTTAGTGATTTAATCGAAATTATGAAAGATCATGACAAATATCCTATAAAAGAGCGTAGTGTTAAAGCGCTTATTAAAAGGAATCGAGAAGAAGATCCTTGGACTTGGGAAGGTGAATTAAACTTTGGCGATTATATCGATCATTATGAACGTTCACTACAAGCCGACTTTTCTTATCCTATCATTATCTCACCTACAGGTTCAATTTTAGATGGTAATCACAGGCTTTTAAAAGCTTATTTAAAAAATAAAGATAAAATTAAAGTGCAATATTGTCATGATATTGGTAAAAAAACGTGTAAGTTAAAAGAAAAGAAATAAATCCTCAGAAAGATCTAAGAAACATGCAAGTCATTAGACATTATATTCAACTTTTAATAGAAACAAATCATGCTGGTTGGACAGAATTAGATGAGATGATTACTGCATTAAAATCAGTTTCTAAATTTGATAGTTATAATAATAAAAAAGATGAAGATCAGCTGATTGATGAATATATTCAGATCGTTGAACAACGTGGTTATGATCTTCTTAGTTTCGGGCACAGTCGTAACGTTTTCTCAAAACCTAATCTTCCGTGGGTTATTAAAATCACCAGGGATGCTGATTCTGATTGGAATTACACCAATAAAATTGAATATAACAAATATTTTAATGATCAAATTGATAATACATTATTACCTAAAATTTATTCTTTTGACTCAAATACAAGTTTATGGATTATTCAAGAAAAAGTACAAACGATTGACAATATTTCCCAGCTCTTTATGCTTTTTCCTTATTTGAACACCCAATTGCAACAAATTAATCAGATGACTCAACTTTCAATAGCTTTTAAAAATGATAATGACTTGTGGGCCCTTATTGCAGATCTTTTACGATTGGCTAATCAAATTAATTTAAACTCTCTTTCTCATGATTTTAAGCCAATTCAAGATTATGAATATTATTTTAAAATAACTGATGATTTTAAGATAAAACAAAATTTACTTCATATCTATAGCATGCATCTTCACCGTTGTAATCAAGACTATAATATAATAGAAATCAAATCGTTATTAAGTTCTGTTCATCTAGACATCACCCGTGATATCCTGTACGTTTCTGAACATTTATATACAGTTGCTTTGAATGATTTGTTAATTAACAATGTTGGTTATTCATTGGTTGCTTTAAATTCTAACAAAAATCAAGCTTTTAAAGCTATACGTTTCTTTGATTATGCTGAATAAACTTATTTTTAAAAATATTAAAAAATTACTGTAAAGTTACTAATTATTATTATAATATAAACATATATTTTAATTTAATAATTAAATTCGAATATTAAACATTTAACAATTTAAACAAAACCAAAGGATTTACCATGGCAATCGATCTTAATGCTATTCGTAAAAAACTCAACCAACTTTCTGGCGTTTCTTCTAAACGTAATATCACATGGCGTCCCGAAGAAGGTCAAGAATATCAAATTCGTCTTCTTTCTTTCCCAAACAATGACGGTCAACCTTTTAAAGAAGTTATGTTCTACTACAATATTGGTACCAACGCTGGTCTTGTAGCTCCTTTTCAATTTGGCAAACCTGATCCAATCCAAGAACTTATCACCAAATTGCGTGATGAAGGCTCCAAAGAATCTTATGAACTTGCCAAAAAGCTTTATCCAAAAATGCGTTGTTATGCACCTGTTCTTGTTCGAGGTGAAGAAGATAAAGGTATTCGTATTTGGTCTTTTGGTAAAACACTTTATCAAAATCTTCTAAATATCATGCTTGATGAAGATTTCGGTGATATCACAGACACTGACGCTGGTCGAGATCTTAAGCTTACTTGCACCAAGGCGCCCGGTAAACAATTTGCAGATACAGATATTCGTCCAAGAGCTAAAGTTACACCACTTGCTGAAACACCTGACGCTATCAAAAAATTGCTCGCAAACATTCCTGATACCAGTGAACTTTTCGAAACAAAATCTTATGAAGAACTTGAAAAAATTGTTAACGATTGGTTAAATAATGATTCTTCTGACGGTTTAACAAAAGGCGGTCAATCAAAAGTTGACGATGACGATGATGTGATTGCATCACCTAAATCATCACCTAAAGCTGCATCTAAACCTATTAAAGATGCAAAATATGCAAGTTTAGATGACGCCTTTGCAGATCTTGAATAATTATTCTCCTATCTTTTTCATATAAAACAAATATAATTCACATTTAATAAATTTATTAAAATTAAAGGATTTTTTTTTTATGGCTACAACCAAAAAGAAAACAAGCACTGATTTACAATCTGATGTAGTCACTGATGATTTTACCAGCGATCTCATTAAATCTTTAAATAAAGAAAGAGGTATGAGAATTGCCTACAACTTATCATCAGATGAATCACCTACGCACGTTAAACGTTGGATTAGTACAGGCTCAATTCAACTTGACTACATTATTTCAAATCGTAAAAATGGCGGTCTACCAGAAGGTCGTATTATCGAAATTTTTGGTCCGCCATCAATTGGTAAATCACATATTGCCTCCCAAATTGCTAAATCAACGCAAAGAATCGGGGGTATTGTTGTGTATATTGACACAGAAAATGCTGTTAGTATTGAAAATCTTAAAGCTTTAGGTGTCGATATCTCCAAACGTTTTGTGTATGTAGATACTCACTGTACAGAAGAAGTGTTCAGTATTACTGAGAGTACTATTATGAAATCAAAAGCAATGCAGAAAGATGTGCCTGTCACTATCATCTGGGATTCCGTTGCTGCTACTTCACCTAAAGCAGAATTAGCAGGTGAATATGACAAAGACAGTATTGGTTTACAAGCTCGAGCTATTTCAAAAGGTATGAGAAAAATCACAGGTATTATCGCTAATCAAAATATTCTCTTTGTGTGTCTAAATCAAATTAGAACTAAGATGGGTGTTATGTATGGTGATCCTACGACGACGCCTGGAGGTGTAGCAATTCCTTTTCACTCAAGCGTCAGAATTAAATTAGGGGCGGGTAGTCAAATTGAAGGAGTTGATAAAGAACCAATTGGAATTAATGTATCAGCGAAGATTATTAAAAATAAAGTCTCGGCCCCATTTAGAAAGGCTGATTTTCAGATTTTGTTTGGTAAAGGCATTTTTGAGCATGAAGAGATTTTTGATAATTTACGTAAATTAGGTGAATTTGAGTATAATGGTAAGAAGGTGTGTATTGACGGCGGTGGTGCCTGGAAGAGTTTAGTTGTTACAACAATGAGTGGTAGCGTTGAATTTGAGAAGAAGTTTTATAAGGCGGATTTTGATAAGATTATGACTGATCCATTGTATAAAGAGTATGTTGATGCTGCAATTGATCGAGCATATACAAAGAATGCGTCTGATGTGATGATTGAAGATATTGATCCTGATTCATATATTGAGAATGAAGCTGCTGCAATGTCTTTATTGGAGAATGAGTATGGAATAGGGGAAGATTGATGCATACAGAGTTAATTATTGATGGATTAAATAATTTTATTAGACACTTTTCAACAAATCCTAAGATGTCTTTGTATAATGAGCCATGTGGGGCTATAGCGGGTGTTTTAGGTACGATATATCGTGGTGTTGAGAAGTATAAACCTGATCGTGTAACAGTGGTATGGGAGGGTGGAGGAAGTGCAAGAAGACGAGCGTTATACCCTGAGTATAAATCGGGTCGTAAACCTTTGAGTTTAAATAGACCGTATGCAGAGTATGAGAGTCAGAGTCCAAATGAGCGTGACAATTGGGATTGGCAGCTAAAGACTTTGATTGAGTTATTACCCATGTTTAAGATAGGGCAGATATATGTAGAGGATTGTGAAGCTGATGATGTGATAGCCTATTTATGTCGTTGGAAGGAAAAGGAAAATGTGAAAATAATTGTGAGTACAGATCATGATTATTTTCAGTTAGTGGATGACAAGACTAGAATATGGTCACCGAGGAAACATCATAATTTATATGACGCTGCTGAGGTTAAATTAATGTTTGGTGTTCCTCCTCATAATATGTGTGTAGCTAGAAGTTTCATTGGTGATACCTCT